CATGTCCACGAGGACTTTCTTCATCTGGTCTGCTCCACTGTGTCGCATCCGAGGTATTGGCCGTCCTGTTTCAGGCATGCCCATGTGACGTCGCCGGTTTTGACGGTTTCCATTCGAAAATCAGAGGTGGGCGTGGTGTGGTTGGCGTCGCCGATCATCCAAGCGCCGAAGATGATGAGCATGAGGATCGCGATGATAAGCGCGCTTGCGAGCCATTCGCTCCTGCTCATTCCGTCGCCTCCTTGAATGGATTGTCGGTCGTGTACTGCGGAAAGTCGCATTCCTGGTCTTTCCAGCCGGCGGCATAGCCTTGACGCCATGCGGCGGCGAGCTGCTGCTGGTATTTCCGGGTGGTCGAATGGATTGTCTCGGTCATTGTGTCTCCTTGTTGAGTTGGTCTGCTGTTGCGCATGCTCTTGTGTCTGGCATTGCGGTTTCCTTGTTGCGTCCGAGCAGGGCGAGTACGTGTTCGCATTTCCACGTGTGCACGTGTTTTTTCGATGGTGGGATGCCGCTCATGGTGGCGCGGCGTTGGCACCAGCCTTTCCAGAGGCGGGTCCAGTCTGCTATGCCGCGTTTTTCGCCGGAATGTCGGTTTGCGAACGCGTCCCACGCGCCGGATAGGTCGAGATTCGCGTATTCGGCGGCTATGGCCTTGGCGGTGACGGCGTATTCAGTGGAATCGTGGTAGGAATCGGCTGTGATTTCTTTGGAAGAAGAAAATTTATTTTCTTCTTCTTTCTTTCTACTATTACTCCTACTACTACTCCTACTACAGTCGTGCAACTGTCTGGAATCCTCCGGAGACTCGCAGGAATGTTCCTGCAACTGTCTGGAATCCTCCGGAGACTCGCAGGAATGTTCCTGCAACTGTCTGGAATCCTCCGGAATAATCCTGCATCCACGCTTGTCCCAGCCGTCCGGTGGCAGGTAATGGCATGTGCCCGGACGCTGGATGTTCTGCCATTTTTTGAAGCCTGGGACGAATAGCAGTCGCTTGCCGTCGCGCTCGTAGCGGATGATGCTGCCGCACTGCTCCAATTCAGCGAACGCGTCCTCGATGTCATCAAGCACGTCATCGTCGTATGGCATGCATTGGCCGCGGAAGAGGCGTGGATTATCGAGATTCACACCATTGTCTTCCACGTAGCTCCACAAGTTGATGAAGACGAGTCTCGTCTTCCAGGTCATCGAGCCAACGCTTTCGGACTGGTAGAATTCCGGCCTAATCGTCCTGATTCTCATTCAGCCCTCTCCCCTCGTGATGCCGTTGTATTCCATCCAGATCTGTTCCTGCCGTCTTGTCGTGCAAGGCAGATCCGTGTAGTTGGTGTTGGCCCAGCCGCTACCGACGTGTGGCTTGGCCATGGCGTCCAATGCGTCCGCGATTTCCAACAGGTCTGGTGGCGGGTCAAGCATTGAGGTTCCTCCACATGAGTGTCGTCGCATCCACCAAGCGGTAGCCGCAGTATGGGCAGGTGACGTAATGGGTGGCGACTGTTTCGCCGCAGTGGGCGCATTCGACGTAATGGATTGTCTGGCTCATTTCGCGTCCTTCCGGCATTCGTTCACCAGTTGTCTCCAGTGACGGGTCGCGCAGTCCAGATGCGTGTACCATGCCGTGCCGCAATGTTTGCGTGGGCATTGAAGCTGGTAGATATGCACCATCCATCCGTCGCGCCCGGTCTGCGTCCATTTTTCCTCGATTCGCGGGTTTCTGCCGCACATGGGGCACCCGTATTCGTTATGGCGTTTGAACCACATGGTCATGCCCCGGCTTCCGCTTCCGACAGCAGGGAGTCGAGAATCTTCTCCTCACATTCGGGCTTGGGCAGTGGCTGCGGTTCGGACACGTCCTCGTAAAAGGCGTTCAGCCGCTTGTCTTTTGGCTGGCATTTCGGATCGTCGGAATCAAAAAACACGGTCGGCTCTGTGAAGGCCAGGTGTGCGTGGCAGAAGAATCTTGGTGTCCCGTCCTTGGCGAAAAGGCACAGCCAATACGAGTCCTCCTGAAGATTTTCCGTCACGTCCGCGATGCTTGACTCCCCGAAGTCGTATTCGCAGTCGCACCACGGGTAGTCGCAGTGCGCAATGTAGAGGGTCTGGATGAGAAAGCTCATTTCGCGTCCTCGCTTTTCGTCTCCGATGACATTCGCCCAGCCTGTCGGATGGTCTTGCGGCGTACCCATTCGTGGATTTCGCAATCCTTGACGCCGTACATCTCCTTGAGCAGGTTCAGGCAGATGGTCACGTCGGCCATCTCCTCGGTCAGATTGTTGTACAGATCGGGTTTGCCGCGCAGGCGTTTGCTAATTGCCTGTATGAGTTCGGAGCACTCCTCCATGCAGACTATGCTCTGCTTCTCCTTGCCGTAATGGTCGATGCTTTCCAGCCATACGGTTTTCATCTCGTCTTCCGTCATTTCGCGTCCTCGCTTTGATTAGGCACCTCACTAGGCATCGAACCGGAATAGCCGAGCATGGAATTACAGTGGTCGATAGCCCGGTCAAGCAGTCTCGCCTGCATTACGACCGCATACACGAACGCTTCGTTCCCATCAATCATGATGTCGGAATATTTGATTATCGGGTTGTCTGACTGGATTACCATTTCCAGTTCAGCGTAGACTTCATCCGCATCCTCATCCGGAGCAGGTTTAATGTCTTCGATAATTTGCTTTCGCTGGCTCTTACACCAGTCGATGATCTCGTTGAGCGTCTTGTCTTTCTCAGTCACATTCGTTGCCATGATCAGCTTTCCTCTTCGATTCGTATGGTGATGTGGTAGACGCCTTTTTCGTCGCTTGGCTGGCCGAGCCGGTAGTCGGGGCCGACCACATACCGGGCGTTATCGTCCGGCCAGTAGCCGGATTGCGTGATCGCGTCCAGGATTGCTTTGACCATGGGTGCCGCGTTCTCGGGGTCGAAGCGTCCGTGCGTCAACGGGTGGATGATCGCGGTCACATGCACCGGCCAGTGCGATGGCCTGACGAGCTGGCCGCTGTTGATGAGACCACGGAAGGTGAGATAGGCGGCCGCCTTGACCTGCTTCTTCCGCTGGTATGGCACCACCCAGCTTCTGGAGCGGCGGTTCTGCGTCCACCACAATTGCCTGCTGATGGCCAAGTCAATATCGGTCATAGTGGTCCGCCTCCTCGTCTTCGGCTTCGATCTCGCATTCGGGGCATGGGATGGGGCGCGCCGGATACAGCGCGCACCCATGCTTCGGACACACCGGCAACACGTCCGATGGCTCAATCCATTCGCGCATCAGAAATCCGAATCCCCGAAAGCGCCGAAGCCCTCGTCCTGACCGGTCGGAGCGGCGCCCCACGGGTCACCGGCGGCCGGCTGCCGAGACTGCGCCTGCGTCTGCGCCTGCTGTTTCTGCTCGCGTGGAATCAACGAAATCGACTCCGCGCGCACCTCCAACGCATACCGTTCCGACCCGTCATTGCCCCGGTAGAAACGCTGTTGGAGACGCCCGGACACGACCACGCGGGAACCCTTATGCACGTATGGAATGACCTTTTTCGCGGCGGTGGACTGCGGTACCACGCTCACCCACATCGTGCCCTGGTCGACCCACTGATTCGACTGCTTGTCCATGTAGCCCTGCCCGTGGCCGAGCCGGAAGGACGTGAGTTCCCCGCCATTCTGGAACGTGCGGGTCTCCGGCTCGTTGCCCACGTTCCCATCGATAACCAGATTTGCCAAGCTCACTGCTGTTCTCCTTCGTTAGTGGTCTCATTGGTGGTTTCGGTATCATCGGCGGTTTCCCGTATGTCCTCCACGGAGACCGAATCGTCGTCGGCGGTGTCCATGTCGCGCATTTCGTCTGGCGTGTACTGCACGCCGAACAGGATTTCGGGGCACGCCTCGCGTGCGACCGCGGTGATCGCGCGCCATGTCAGCATGGTCAGGGGCTGTTTGCGGTAGTTGTCCTTGTTCAGGAGGCCCATCTGCTGCGCCCACTGCTTGTCGCGGGTCACGCTGATGACGTGTTCCGGATCGTCGGCTCGTTGGATGTGGGCCGTCACGCTGAGGTTTTGCGCGTCTTTCTCCGTCCAGAGCCTGTGGCCTGCGTGGCGGACTAGGCCTGTGATGAACGACGCGCTGGCGGTCGGCGTGCCGTTGATCACGGTGATGTTCTGGAGGCTTTGCACTGCGTTCAGGCCGAGTGGCGCGCCGAACTGCATGGCCACGAGGATGTTCTGCGGCTTGCCGCGGTAGGCTTGGGGAATGATTTCCGAGGTGGCGAACACTTTCGCCTGGTACATCATCTGGTCGAAGCTGACGCCGCCGTGGTTTTCGTTGCGGGCGGCTACTTGTTTGCTGATCTGTCCCATTGCTGGTGCCTTTCGTTATTTGGTTTTGATGGGTTTGATGGTGAAGCGTCGAATGTCGTAGGCTTCTTTGGCGGGTCTGGCTTCCTGCGCCTTGTAGTGGATGGTCGTGTATCCGGCCTTCCAGCGTGGTGTGATGAAGCCTTCCCTGTCCGCGCCTATGAGTTCCTTCACGCGGGTTTCGCACGCGGTCCGCGCTTTTTTGGCGGCCGTCTCCTCGGTCCTGTATCCGTCGATGCGGTTCAGGAGGTCTTCGAGTTCGCCGTCCTCGGACCGTTCCCAGCCTTCCGGCTGGAGGTCGGATTGGGCGAGGTCAACGTCCACGCCGGTGAGTTCCGGTGGCGTGCCGTCGGTGACGTGCTGCCAGAATTCCGTGGCGGCCTTGTCGATGGCAGCCATGTCCTCCTCGTCGGCGGTGAAGGGGATTTCTACGGGCTCGTCGTCTCCGATCGCCGCGTACACGACTCCCCCTGTCCAGCCTGTGACGAGCGCGTAGAATTCGACCTGAGCGAGATAGTAAGGCGGAATTCGGAGGTTTCCGTCCTCGTCATGCCAGTCCCCCGCTCTACGACCACCCGCCGTTTTGATTTCAAGAATTCCAAAGCTTCCGTCCTCTCTTTGCAGGATGCCGTCCAATGAAGCGCGTAGATAGGGCTTCTCACGGCTGATGAACTGCTTGTCGGTGCCGTCGGTGATGATCATTTCCGGATGATTGGCGCGGAAACGCTTCCTGAGCTCGTTTTCCAAAGCATTGCCACGAATGACCGGCCACTTGTCGGAGATGTCCTCCGGTTCCGTGCGGCCGGTCTTCTCCAGCCACAGGCCGTAAGGCGTCGCGTAACGGTTCAGGCCGAGGATCGTGCTCATGTCCGACCCGCCGACACCGGCCTTGCGGCTTTTCAGCCACGCAAGCTGCCGTTCGGCCTTCTTGCACTGCCTGAAACGCTCGACCCGGTAGCGTTCCGTATCCCTGAGCGGAATCCGCTTCATTTCGCATCCTTGCTGTAGTTGGCTTTGATGTCCATGAGTTCGCCGGTGAGGAGCTTGGTCGCGAACCCGTAGACCACCTTGTCGTTGTTTTGGAATGCGGTGCGCTGCAGTGTGCTGACCGCGTCGAAGATGCCGGTCAACGCCTGGGCGATGACGGTGCGCGGCTCCTCCGGCTTGGCTTCCGGCTTCTGTTCCTGTCGTGGAGTGGTGGTCATGGTGGTGGTTTCCTTTTTCCTGGTGGCTGGTTTGGTGGTGTTGCGGAATGGGTCGCGGACTTTCGGCAGGACGCCTTCATCGCGGAGTTGCGGGAATTTGTTGAGCACGGTCTTCGGTTTCTTGCCGAGTCGTTCCGCGATCAAGTCCGCGTAGGATCTGGCGTCGAATGGCACGCCATCAGCTTGGAGGGCTTTCACCTCGTCTCGGACGAGACTCAGCGTGTCGTGCGAATATTTGGCTTTCCGGTCTTCGACTGGCGTGAATGGCTTGCCGGTCAAAACGTAGTCACGCTCACGGAGTGGGTCTTTCCGCAAATATCCGTTGATGACGAGATTGTGGATGTGATGGTGGATCGTGCTTGTCGTCTTGCCCAACTCGCGTGCCACGCCTCTTTCTGTCGGACGGCCGATCGCGGACATGCGCTGCCAGCAGCGGTAGACCTGCGCGTACGTGCTGTTCTCGTCGCTGTTGTTGTCGCCGGTGGTGGTTTCGGCTGGCGTCGGCTCCGGCGTGCAGATGGCCTGATAGTCGGCCAGCGTGTCCTCATGCGGCGGCTCCGGTTCGGGCGCTGGCGGTAGGTCCTGCGTGAGCATTCCGGCACGTCGCAATGCGCGCATCTCGTCACGTGACAGGCCTGCTTCGCCGGACTCGTCGTAAATGCTTTTCAGATCGCACAATTCCTCGTGCGAGTATTCGTGCCTCAACGGTTTCCTTTCCTAAGTTTTTGGATGAGCGCGTAATTCTCTTGGATGAACCTGTCCACGTCGATGCCCTGTTCCGTCAACGTCGGTCTCACGTATGTGCCGACCACGCCGCTGATGGGCGCGTATCGTCCCGTCTTCAGGCTTCCCGCGACGTAACGGTGCTCATCATTGTGGACTCTCATCTGGCTACCGTCCTCCGGTATTTGTGCGCTGTCATGAATCTTTCGACGGCCTTGCGTGGATAGCGCACCAATCGCCTGTCCTGCTTGCCCGCCGGTGGTTCGGCGCCGAGTTTCACGTATTCGGGGCCACGCCCATACGACCGCCAATTCGCCAGCGTGCCGAGCGTCACGTCGAGCATTTCGGACAGTTCCACGGGCGTGAGCAGGTCACTGTCCATGAGGGCAATACCTGCCGATGAAGTACGTCTGGCCTTTGCCTGTGACCTTTGGCGTTCGGTTGATGGTCACATGCCCGTCGGAATGTTCGATGGCGGTTTCCTTGATCTTGAACAGGCGCATGTCCATGGCTTTCTGCGTGGGCACGTTCCGGTTGGAGCCGGTTTTGCCGAGGAAGCCGTCATCGCGCAGGATCTGGAACAGTCGGTTCTGGCCGATGTCCATGCCGTTCTGGCGGAGCATCTTCGCCAATTCTCCGATCAGGCATGTGCCGTCGGACGCGGATACCGCGTCGGCGAATCGTGCTTTCGGTTCAAGTGTTTTGATGCGTTCCGACTGGGCGGCGATTTTCCGCTTCTGTTCCTCCATGGTGCGTTGGCCGATCATCACGGCCTTCGCCAGGATGGTCATGTCATCGTCCGCATCGTTCGTGGGGATGTAGCCGCCGGTCCTGCGGATCTGGGGAAGCACCTCATGCGTCACCCAACGCTGGAACTCCTTTGCCTCCGGCTTCCGCGACTTCATCACGAGACGGTAAAGACCAGGCTCGGAGATGATGTTCGCTTCACCATGCTGACCGCCTAAGTTAAACTTAGTCAGTTCATCATCATCGAGACTTTGGAGCGCGACAGTTGCATTGCTCAACGCGAGGATGTCGCATACATCCTTGGCGACGAACCACGGTTCGCCCGCCTCGTCGGTCAGAGTGCGCAGCGCGGCGCCCTTGAAGTCGAATCGTTGGATGCTGTTCATTGGGTTTTCCTTTCTTCGCGTTTGCGTTGCGTGGCTGCCGTGGGAGTCGGACCCGCGCTTTGGACGGCGGTAATGCTTCAGCTTGGCGGAAAGCGACCTGAACGCCTTCACAAGCTTCGGCACGGCTGGAGCTGAAGTAACCGAAGGCTCCAAGCGGATAGTTGGTGTTGGATTGACTGAATGATTCCTAAGGAGAATCAAGCCGTCCTGGACAACCGTGTGCAGCCGGATGCGCTGGCGGGGTAAGTGCTACGGCATGTGAACGCCAGCGCGTGGATAATTATCGATATTCAGTTATGGTCCCAGCCGGCCGGCATGAGTGAACGTGGACGCCATGCTGAAACATCCCGATTTGGTTTGTTTTGGTTAGGCTTGCCGGCCGGTTGGAAGTCTTTCAGTCGCGTGGCGCGAATCGGATGGTCAGCCACAAGGCGGTGGCCACGTAGATGGCTTCGACCATGAGCGCCATCGTTCTGCTGCCGCCATGCCAGGTGAGCATGATGGTCAGGCTCGCCACGAACGCGACGCTCATGATCGCGAACAGGATGCGGCGGAGCGTGTAGTTCGGCTTCTTCGCCTTTCCCTGCCGGTCCTCGATGCGATAATCGTTGTCCGTCATTGCTGTTCCTTCTTCTGGTTGATTTCCTTGAGCACCATCGCGCATTCGCGGCGGATGCGTTGCACGTCGGTCTTGCTGAGGGTGATGCCGTATTGGCCGGTCGAGGTGCGGAAGTTCATCCGCGCCATCGGCGTGCCGTCCTTGCTGGTGAAGGCTTTGATCTCGAAGCCGCCGTCGTCCATCCAGCTCATCGCATGTTCCCGAAGTCGCAGTTGATGCCGTGGATGAAGTTGTCGAGCTGTGGTTCGGAAATGTTTGCCATGAGTGTTTCGCCGAACGAGCCGAGGTGGATGAGCTGGCCGCCCTTGTCTTCCAGGATGCGGATCGCGTAGCCGGTGTCGCCGATGAGTTCGACGGTCGGACGCTGCGCACGCTTCTGCTGGGGTGGTGCTGGCGGGTCGAGTAACTGTGCGCTCATGCCCGCTCCTCCGCATACTTTTGGATGGCGAAGCGGATGTTGGCGTGGCGTAGTTCCCGCAGATCCGTGTTGCCGGTCTTGTCGGCTTCCTCCATGTCGTGGAAGTCTCGTGCGAGCTGGTTGATGAGTTCGTCTAGTTTGTCCTGCTTCATCGTGGTCTCCTTAGGCTTTGAATTGTGTGATGCTGTCGATCGGCTGAACCAGAAGCATGAGAAGTTGAGTGGGGTTCATGTTGAGCACCGGAGCGGCTTCCTCGATTTCCTTGATGGTCATGGGAATGCTGCCGTCGAGTCGTCTCCCGACTGTCTTGAGGGTGCATCCCCATGCCTTGGCGAGGTCTTCCTGCGTCTTGTCGCGTCTGGCTAGCTCGGCCTTGAGGTTCCTGCTGGCTGTTTCGGTCAGACCGGCCATTCATCCCCCTCGGCTCCCTGCTTGGCGAGGCATGCCATCCAGTCGTGCCAACCGGGGCCGCGCATGTGGCCGCACGGGTAGTGGTCGGGGGTCTTGGTCTTCTTGGTGCTCAACATCTTGTTTTTCCTTTCGACACCTCTCAGTGTATTTAATTGACTACATTTGTGTATTCAAATACTTACATCTTCACAATTTGCACACAAGACGGTATTTAATTGGCTATACTGGAGCTATGGGAAGTAAACCGAATGAGATGACGCCACTGGCCATGCAGGTCATGCGAGAATGCGTCAGGCTTCAAAAGAAAAGCGGCATGACAGTCGCGGAATTTGCCAAGGCCTGCGGTTTCAGCCGCGACTACTGGTACAAGCACGCGAACTTCAGCCGGCCACTCAACCTCAGCGACCTGGAGCGCGTCAGCGAAGTCACCGGAGTATCCCCGAGCGACATCGTGCGTGGATCGCAACAGCACGCGATCGAAGACGCCGAAGCGATGGTACGTGACAATCTGGTGAGGGCGGCGTATGACGTGCCTGGCAAGCAGGAGGCGATCAATGGTGAAGCGGGGCCGGATTACGACGAGCCTGCCTGACCTGCCCATCAGCCGGCGCATGACCTATGGCGCCATGCGTCGCGCCATCATCGGCCTGCCCGTCACCGTGTCCAGCGCCATCCTGCCGGACGGATTATGGGGCTGCTACGACGATGAGAACCGCGTGATCCTCATCGACCGGCGGCTCACCTACACGGCGAAGCGCTGCACGCTCGTGCACGAGCTGGTGCACTGGCGGCACGGGGACGCGTCCTGCGGCCAAGACGCACGCGACCGTGAGGAGCATAGGACGCGACGCGAGACCGCGCTCATGCTCATCGACCCTGTACGCTACGGACTGTTGGAACAAATGTACGAGGGGAATTCGTGGAACATCGCCCAGGACTTGGAGGTCACGCAGCAGGTGCTCGGCGACTATCGCCAGATTCTTGCCGGACGCGTCTGCATCGTCTGAAAAGGCGACGAACGGAAAGTGAGGCCCCACGATTGTGGGGCTTTTATATTGCCTTATAGTGCTTTATAAAGCTTATATCTGCTTCAACCGCTCGAAGACCTGTGCTGTCTGCGCTGCATCGTCGGCCGCCCTGTGCCGCTCTTTCTTGGCGATATGGAAGTATCTGATGAGGTCGATCAGTCTGTGATGGTCGAGCTGCGGGATCAGCGCTTGGGAGAGTTCCAGGGTGTCATAGAAGCTTACGTCCGGCATGCCGGCGCCGACTCTTTCGGCTTCTCGGGCGATGACTGGCAGGTCGAAGCGGCGGATGTTGTGACCTATCCAAGTATCATTACCGCAGAATCGGTAGAATTTCGGCAATGCCTTGTCAATGGTCGGCTTGCCTTTGACGTCACGGTCGGTGATGCCGGTGATCTGCGTTACTTTGGCGGGAATCGGTATGTCTGGATTGATCAGCTGACTGTATTCCGCTGTCTTGCGGCCATGACGCATGCGCACCGCTCCCAATTCGATGATTCGCGCGTCGCGGCCCAATCCGGTGGTCTCGATGTCGATGGCCACGTAATCGTCGCAATCGGCTTCCGTGCCGCTTTCACGCTCCACGCTGGCGTCTATTGCTGTTTGCTCCGTCGTGGCGTTTAAGGGGGCTTCCTGCGACGATTCAGGGGCATTCTCCGCTTGATGCTTATGGCGTGGCTCAGGCTTGAGGAAGAGATGTCAGAAGAACCATGCGAGGAAGGCGAAGAGCAGATCTGTCAAAATACTGGCCAACAAAGCATTATGGCCTGTGATTGTGAGATAGATTCCACAAATCGTCTCCACAGCGCAGAACACCGACATGGCGAGGTAAATCAGTTTCTTCATCGTCTCCCCTTATTCTCTTTCGATTCAAGCTACCACAGTCATGGACGGAGCGTGCCGTTTTTTTTTCTTCTTCCCGGCGCATTGCGCCTATTGGAAAGAATGCTACTGATTGTATATCTATTGTTTATTTAGGTATTAAAACGCAACGTCATTCTTCTTCGAATCTAGTAGACGCTTGTTTTTAATCTATAGTGTGTGTTATAGTTTGAGTTAAGAAAAGAAAAGCCCCCGGAGCTGGTCAGAGCTCCGAGGGCAACCGGAAAACCAGACACGATTCTCCATGCGACGATTCTACGCCAAGGCATGGAGGGAAAGAGATGGAACAGATGGGCTACAGGAACATCAAGCTCGTGCAGGAGCTCGCGGCGCAGGGACGCATCACCACCAAGCGTGGCGAGACGAAGAGCTTCGACCCGATGCAATTCTCCCTGCTCCTCACCATGGCCTCCGAAACCTACGACTGGCCGCTAGACGCCGCCGCCAAGAAGAACGGCGCGCTACCACGCACCTACAAGCGTGGATGGCTCCACATGGCGCAGGAGCTCGGCATGGCACTCCCCGAGGAGCTGGACGAAATCGAGGTCATCGGCAACGAGCCGAGAGCACCCAAGAAGGAACTCAAGGCCATGCAGCGGCTCAGCCTCACCGCCAAGAAACTCGAAGCGGCCGGGCTTATCACATGCCTGCGAAAAGGAAGCCCGCAGAAACGCAACAACGCGGTCTGGCTGCTCACCATCGGCTCGCCTGAGGAGAACGCCGAGGTCGAATCGTACGTCAAGGCTCGACTGTTCATGCTTCCACACTGACACTGGGTCGCGGCCGCTTGCAACTAATGCAATTTTTGGAATTTTCTCCGAGATTACATCAGAATCACATTAGAATCGCACCAGACCATACGCGATCCGTGCCCACATTTTGCCCACATCCCCGCGTGAATCACAGTGAAAAGGAGTGAATTACAGTGAAATAGAAACACCACGCAAACCGTTGGAAACACTGGGAAAACCGCATAAAACAAAGGAAACGAAAAAAGCACATCGCAGGATAACATGTCCTGCGGCATTATCATATCCAACCCTTGGAATACCGCCATTCCAACCACATGCGGCACGCTCCGTGCCCACATTCTGCCCACATCACGCGGCCAAGCCCCTCCCCTCGCCCAACGCCCTGACGATCAGGCCGTCCATCGCATCGGCCACCACATCCAAGTCATCGTCGAACAGATCCGCATACACGTCCAAGGTCATGGCCGCCGACGCATGACCGAGCTGCCTCTGCACCGCCTTCACGTTCGCGCCGGCATGCACCAGCAGCGAGGCGCACGTGTGCCGCAAATCGTGGATCGTCATCGACTTCGCGACCTCAACGCCAAGACTCTCCTTCTTCGCCCGATAGAACCAGCTACCCGGACTGCATGGGCCGTGGTGCTTGCGGAGGAACGAGCCGGTGCGCCTGTCGGGGAAAAGCAGATCGGACGCGCCTCGCCCACTGCACGCCTCCCCGATGCAAGGCTTGAGCAGACCAGGGAAGATCACGGTGCGCTCCTTGCCGTTTTTCGGAGTGCCGACCACGATGTGGTGGTCGACCTCGACGGCGGCGCGGCGCACGTGGATGCGCTGGCGCTCCAAGTCCACGTCCCCGACCTGCAATCCCACCAGCTCGCCCCAACGTAGGCCGCAGAGTCCGAGCGTGAGCACTATCGGCCTATGCCAGCCGGAAGCGTCGGCCAACGACAGCAGCTGGTCGATGGTGAGATACACGTGCTTTTTCCGTCGTGTCCTGGGCAGTTGGATTCCGTCGCATGGATTGCCGTGGATGCACTTGTCGGCTTTCGCCTTGCCGAGCAGCGCGCGGAGGAGTCCTTCGGCATGGTGCACGACGCTCGCGCTTTTCTCTTCGGCCATTCCGCTGACCCAGATCTGGATCTCGTCATGTGTGATGGACTGCACTTCGCGGCATCCCCATCGAGGCTCCACATGGACGCGCCACGTGCGTTCCAGGGCATCGACGTAGCTTGGCTTGGCCTTGGTCTTCTTCGCGGCCAGCCACGGCTCCCAGAAGTCCTCGACCAATCGTCTGCCTGCCTGCGGGTCGATGTACGCGCCGGTCATTTTCGCGGTAGTGACGTTGGCGGCTCCCCATGCGTCGGCGTCCATTTTGCGTTTGAAGCCGCGTTTACCGGTGGGCGTGCCGTCCGGCTTGCGGTACCTGACTTCGTATCTTTTTCCGGCTTTGGTGGCGTATTGTCTGATTGTGTAGGCCATGCCCGCCCCTTCGTTTGCGTGGCATCAAGTCTATCAATCCGCTGTTTTTCCCGTTTTTTCGTGTTCCGACTTGCATTACTTTATTTACTGTGCTAATATAGTTTATGTCAAGGAAAGGAGGTGAACATGACACCATCGGAGATAATCACCGGCATCTCGCTTCTCGTAGCGAGCATCGCGGCCCTCATCAAAGCAGTGACCGGACTCATCAAGGAGATGAGACGGAAACCGAAGAAGAGGAAGTGAGCAAGGGTTCCGGCCAGACTTGGGGGCCGGAACCCCATACCTCCGATTATGCCATGGAACATCATGAGAACGGAATCGATAGTCAGCGCGGTATTCGCGCTCGGAACCGCCGCCAGCGCATGGTTCGGCTGGCCGTTCGCGCTCACCGCCGGATGCGCCATCGTCAGCGCCGCCTTCGCGCTCACCGCCGGAAGAAAGGACTGACATGACCATCAGATACCTGAGCGTCACCGACGTGGCCAAGCACCTCGGCATCAGCACCGCCGCCGTCAGCTCCTACAAGCTCCCCGAGCCGGACGCACGCATCGGACGCACGCGCGGCTGGCTCCCCGAGACCATCGACCAATGGAACGCCAGCCGCCCCGGCCGAGGCGTCGGCGGCGGACGCCCACGCAAAAACAAGACCGAATAACAGGAAAAGCCCCTCTCCCAGCAGTGCCGAGAGAGGGGCAAAATGTTACATGTGGGCGCAAAATATTCCACCAGGAATTCCAATGCGCGATTATTCGCACCTGTTAAAAACAGGGTGCAAGATTTTCCGCGAACCAACACGGGCTTAACAGCTGTCAAGTTGCCGTCAAGCTCGTGCGAAGTTCTGTTAAGTGCTGTCGCTGAGTCTGCGGCGACGCTTACTTTTCGTCGGAATCGGCGGTGACGGTAATGTGCAGCTTATCGAGCTTGGCCTTCACGGCGCCTTCGACCGCGGCCGCGATCTGGTCGGGATCCGCGCCCTTGGATTCGGCAAGGGTCTTGACGGCTTCGGTCAAAGCCGTGACCTGCGCGGTGAGCCTCGGCAGCTGGATGGCGTCAACGCCCTGGAGCCGGTCGCGCGCCTGCGTGCCGTTGATGGCGAAGCTCCAGACCTTCTCCCCCACTTTGCTGTTGATGCTGTTCGCGGCCTGATCGATGCCCTGAAGCCGGTCGCGGCATTTCACCCCGTTCTGGTTGAAGTTCCAGACGGCTTCGGCTATCTCGTTTGCTGTTGGCATGGTGTCTCCTTCCAAGATTTCGTTTGCGCGTTTGATGATCCGGTCGACCGGCAGCGGATTGACGCATCTGTCCGGGCAGCCGTAATGGTCCGTGCCGGGCACCTCGCGGTGCAGGACGATGTTGCCCTGCCGGTTGCCGGAAGCGTCGTGCCAGAGGGTCTTCCAGCCGTACCGCTTGGCGATGTCGGCGCAGAGCTTGGCACTGGCTTCGACTTCCGCATCGGTGACCGGGATGCCGTCCATGCCGCCCTCATGCTCGATGGTGACGCCGGAGCAGTCGGAAGTCCAGTTGGCGTCCGCCCACGAGCCGTTCGATTCGTCCACCCACTGGTAGATGTCTCCATTGCCGCCCACGCCGTAATGGCTCGCGGCGCGGAAGTTGGAGCGCATGAAGCAACTGTCCGTCCCGGCCAGGCGGCCGACCATGATGTGCAGTGTGATGTGGTTGACGCTCAGCCCCTGCCGGCCTTGGTAGTGGTTCGGGCTGCCGCGCCATCGCGCGAAGCTCGCTCCGGTCACCGCACGTCACCACCCGGTTCAAGATCGGCTTCGGATTCGGCAGTGCCGGTGTCGGCGGTGGCGTCGTCGGCCTTCGGCGCGGTCTTGGCCACGGCGCTGGCCGCGCTCAAGGCCGCGGATTTGGCGGCGCTGATGCCGTTGACCACGCCTTCCTTCTTCAGGGCGTCCACGAGCTGCTGGCCCGCGAGACTGGCGCTGGTGATGTTCTGGTTCTTCCACCAGCCGTAGACCGTGCCGATCACACCGATCACGCTGAAGACCGTAGCGGAAACCTGCTCATTGGTGAATGGCAGGGTGCTGTAGCCGGCCAGATTCAGGCCGGCGTTGGCCAAAGCGTAAAGCGTGACCACGATGGTCACACCGGCCTTGACGCGCTCGGTGGTCAGGCCGGGCAGATCAGTGTTTTTCTTTTCGTTGGCATGTTCCGCCATGATTGCCTCCTTAAGGCATAGGAAAGGCCACCTCCGAAGAGATGGCCTTGGAATTGGTTGTCAGCGCATGTGAGCGCCGTGGTTGAAGACGAGGATGACCGCGCAGAGCAGGAAAAGGACGCCGATGACGGTCATTTGTCCTCCATGGTCTCCGGCGCCACGTCGGCGCGCAGCTCGTCCGGCAGATGCGGCTTCGGATGCCGAGCCAGGAATTCCGGTTCGACGATCTCGCAGAACAGGCCGAGCCAATGGAAAAGAGAGCGCGTGTAGGCGGCCAAGGCGAAATATTTTCGCTGTTGGGTCTCCAAGTGCTGGATCTGTCCTTCCTGTGATTCCACCTGCTCTCTGAGCGGCTTGATGACGGACTCCGTGAGAATGTCGCAGGCCTTCGCGGCGATGTCGGCCGTGTCCCTGCGCCTGCTGGAGACGGCCCCGATGATGGCGCCCACTCCCCCGCCTCCGACCAGGGCGACGATCACCGCGGTCCAGAATTCACTGCTTGAGAAAAGGTCAGGAGGAAACATCAACCCTCCCGACATCGAAATCAGCCATGCATCTCCTTACGGAAAAGCCGTCCCAAAGGACGGCTGTGGTTTATGTTGAAAATCAGTAGGGGCGGTCGGTGGCGGCTAAGACGAGCGGCAATCCGGCGGACCGGAGCATGCCCGGAAGATCCTTATCGCCGAATCCGCTGATGCGGGTGAAGACGGTGGTCTCGCCCGCATGGGCACGGAAGCTGAAATTATCGGAGCATTCGCTAATACTCCCGTCCGCATTTTCGACGCAGACGGTTTGCAAATCGTCTGGTCGTGGATCCGGCGGCCAACACCAAACGTCCTTGGTGCCGTCCGTGACCTGTGACTCCACCGTGAAAGACCAGCCCTGTGCTGTCCGCTCATAGTGGCAGGTCGTGCCATCCGGAATCCACGGGGTGGGAATATCATGGTCGGCCAGGGTCGGCGGATCATACAGGTTGCGAATCCTCACTCAGACCACCCCGCTTCCACGGTGGCGGTCAGTAGGCTGCCGTGTCCGCCGCGAAGATATCTGCGCCCACCGCCTCTAGGATTGGCCATTCGGACATCGTGGCGTAAAGCATTCCGGTCAAAGTGACGGACGTCTCGCTTTTCGTCACGATGCTGACCATTTGTCTGGTCTCTTTGCTGACATCCACGGCCAGCAATCCATCGGACTGCCGCAGTATGGCCGCGTTCTCGACCATGAAAGTGTCCAACGTGGCGGCCGGCGTCATCTCGACCGCCACGAGCGTGACATCCGAGGTTTTCTCCGGAATCAGCGAGCTGACGCCCGGGAAATCGTAGCGCCAGTGCTCTCCGTCCGCCGTCGTTTTCACGGTCCCCGACTGGGCCCATGTCGCAGTGATTGCCTTCAGGCAATGCGGGTCGGTGTATTGATTCACAATCCTCATCGGCGGTCACCCGCCTCGATGGCGTCAGTATTGAGCGGTCTGCGCGGTGAAGAAGCTCGGAAGCCCCCCCCCCCGAAGCGAGAGCGTAAGTGCTTGTAGGCTCGATGCTGATGTCGCGAATCATGGCCGACGCCCCGACGCCGCCTTTCGGGACGAGACGCACCAAGATTTCCTCGCAATCGTCCGGCACCGTCATGCCCATGTCGCAGACGGTCGGCTTGCCATCATCCAAGCTGGCCTGGCATGGAATCTGATATCCGTCTCCGACATGCAAATAGATGCGGAATGATCCGGTACCGCCATCCGCTTTCGCGATTGCGCCGACATGGTATCTGCCGGACTGGTTTTTCTTGACTGTGTATTGGGCGTAATTGTCGCCGACGGCCGTGACGGTCGCTTTCAGCCATTTGACGTCATCCGACGTGACGATTTCCGATTTCGTGTTTTGCGGAGTGAAAATGTTGGACGTGTCGGCCATGTCGGCATAAGGGAACAGGTTCTTTCGTCTCATCACAATTCCTTTCCAGTCAAAAGCTGCCAGCCATTCCATTCCTTGCGCCACACTTCGCGGATGCGGTCGAGCAGGAAGCACATCACGTTCGCGTCATCACCGACACTGCCGGTGTAATAACGCAAGCCCTTGTGGAGTTTCTCGGTGCGGCACCACAAGCTGCCGACCGGCGCAGTCGAGGGCCGGTCCGGTTGGACGAGAATCTGCTTGGAGCCGGTCGGCGGATACGAGACGGTCGTATCGGCCACGAAAACGAATCGGTTCGCCGTGGCCGGCTGTTTCGTCGGATTGGACCATGCGCCGTCACTGCCGTCGCGTTGGAAAGCCAGGGTGAATCCGGTCTTCCCGTCATAGTCGAAGGCGCCTTTGAACACGCCATTGCCGAGACTCGTCATCGTCGCATTGCCGTGGGGTTGGCTGTCGGCGGCATCGGTCAGCACGCGCCAATACAAGACCACCGATTTGGCGGTCGTGGGCGACTTGTAGATGACGGTCATCTTGCCTGACGAGTCCGGCAGGTTGACGCCTATCGTAGCGGGCTGGTAGGCGTCGTTTTTGAGCGCCGTGAGCATCGTGGTCGGGGTCGACACGATGTCCACGACATTCGAGTCGGATATTGTGGCGATACTCGTGTCGGACGACGTCAGCACGAAATCGTCGACGTCCGTCATACGTCCGTCCGCGGTGATGGCGACAGGAGCCACCTTGAGTTCCGGATGGTCGGCGTACAGTGGCTGGGATTGGAAGTCCACTGGTCTGAGCCACACGTCCACGAGCTGGTCGGCGGCCGGCGGCCACACCTGGGAGCCGCCGAAGAGCGCGTTCCAGTAGGTCTGGGTGCCGTTCGGGTTGACGCCATACGCGGGCTCCCCCACGCGCGTCCCGTTCAAGAGCACGCCCATGTCAGGCCTCCTGCGTGGTGTCGGTGGTGGAATCGGCCTCGGTTGGAGTCTCATCCGTTCCGGACGACGGTTCCGTGTCGGCCGCGTCGGCCTTGTCCTGCACCTGTTTCACGGCCTCGTCGATCGCGGTCAGGGCGGCGTCGGCATGAGATTCGACGGTGGCTTTCGATTCGCTGATCGCGTCTGCCGCGGTCTGCACGGACTGCGCCTGCACGGTCGCCTGGTCGGCCATGGCCTGCGCCATGTTCGCGGCCTGCGCGGCCTGCGCGCTCTGCGACTCGACCACGGCCCTCGCGCCCGTCAGGTCCTCCAGGATCTGCGACGCCACGATCTGCGACGAGGATTCGGGGTAGAAGACCATGTGGGTCGGGTATTGGGCGCTCAGGGTCTTGGCCTCGTCCAACGACGCGGCCATGTCGAACACGAGCATCCTGCCGTTGTTGCCGATGGGGCCCAAGGTCGCCTTGTCCACGTCCGGCAGGTCGGCGAACGCCACGGCCGTCGCGCTGTCCGGCACGTTCACGTATCGGATGAACTTCCACGAGTCCACGTCCAGGCCGACGACGACCTCGTAGCAGAAGGTGCTGTCGGTCGGCGGGACCGTCACCGTCGCTTTGCCTTTTACGTCGAGTGTGACCTCGAAGCTTTCCCGCACGACGATGCGTGAGCCGTTGCGGAACCGTTCGGTCGGTTTCACGATCACGGTGGCGCCTGCCAGGTCGACGACGCCGCCGGCACTGGGTTTGCCGAAGTCGAAATTTATTTGGGTCATCCGTGTCCTCCTTTAGAACAGTGGTTTGAAACGGGTGGAAAACCCACAGGCCGATGCGTGCCGCCGGAACGGGGCCGCCTGTGGGTTTTCACAAGGTGAAAGGTGGGAAGAAAATGCTGTTGGGAACGTTTGTGGATGAGGTCTGGTGGCCGTCCTGCGTGAGGCTCCGCGAATGCACGAGAGTGGGCTACGAGTCGGCCTACCGCTGCCACATCCGGTCGAAATGGGCTGGCATCGACATGGACTCGATCACCGCGAACGACATCGAGGAGTGGCTTGGCTCGTTCGGTCAGGCCGGCGCCGCACGCAAGGCGTGGGCCGTACTGCGGGCGATACTCCGACTCGCCTATCGCAAGGGAGTCACTGACAATGACGTGACACGCCGCGAAATCAGACTGCCGCACCTGCGACGGTATGAGCCGCGCGTATTGGACGCACGCCAGGTACGTCGGCTGCTGAGGGGCTTTTATGGCCATGCGTTGGAAGCCTGGCTGTTGGTCTCCGTTTGCGCGGGATTGCGCCGATGCGAGTCGGTCGGAATCGAATGGGCTGACCTGGACTTGAAGCGAGGCACGGTCACTGTCAAGAGATCGGTGCAATGGGTTGCGGGACATGAGACGGTCACCGACCCGAAGACCGATCAGAGCCGTCGGACCGTGGCGCTTCCCCGGTTCGCCATCAAAAGGCTCGCGCAGTTGAAGCGCGGCAGGAGCAGGCGGCTGGTCGGAGACCTGAACGCGAACCAAGTCGCGTCACACTACATGGCATGGTGCCGGCGCATGAAACTCCCCTGCGTGCCACCACGCAACTTGCGCCACACTTTCGGGACACTGGCGATCGCCGCCGGCGCCGACATCTCGGTGGTCGCGCGACAGCTCGGACACAGCGACATCAAGACCACAGCCCGCTACTATCTTCGTCCCGATTTATCCGTATTGAAGAGCCTGCAGAGGGCATGGGAGCGGCTCATTATCGGGGCCGCGTAGCTTTCCGTAACCCTTCTTGAAAAGCAGCCGTTCCCGTTCTTCGGTAATGTATTGCGATTGCAGAAACGCAATGGTCTGGTGATCGCGTCGGTCAGCGGCGCGCCAACCAGTTCTCCGTCGAAGAACCTCTACGCCGCCGATGCCAGTGAAACCATCAAGGACGGATTCAGACCTTCAGACAAAGATGCTGTCATGACGGCGGTAAGCCATTGCGGCGACGTGGCGTCCGTGCTGATCCGTCCGAACGGAAAAATCAGCGTGTTCGGCACGATAGTCACCGGACATCATTACCTGTGGCATGGCATATGGCCCGTCGCATAGCTTTCCGTATCCCAGTCCGATGATTGGCAGATCGTGTGGAGGCCACGAGGCTATGACGCGTACCGTGTGACCAAGATGACGCTCAGCCCGAGTACGAATACCGCGCAGGATGTTCCGTTGCCGATTCGTGCAGCGAAATGGGACGCGTATCAGGTCGATATGCAGTTGATGAACGACGACAAGGACAAGGTGCCGAATTTCGACAGCATCTCGCTGATCTCTAACCGTTGCAGCGAAACAGGATTCCAAATTGTCGCTTGGAATGCGGCCAACGTCCGATTGAGCTACCGTATCGCCATAGCGTTGCACGTGTTCGATGTCTGATCATTGAAGAGGCACCGTGATACAGCCTTCGACCCAACCGCCATTGCTGTTGATGGTCATTTTCCCTGCGGAACGCAATGAGATGGCGTTGCCCGCGGCCTGCACTTCGACTCCATGCAATCCCATCGTAGAATTGGAGACCGCCGCGCAGTGAACCTCGAAAGCCGCTTCAAAGCCTGCTGGAAGCGTGAAAAGCTGGGACACCTCCCATTCCTTCGCGGCGTTCCAATTGGTGTTGAGCCGGTTGGCCTGGAATGCGACGATCAGCATCTTGCCTATCACCGCTGTGCGATAGTCGACTTTCCAGTTGGCGTTTGGTCTCGTGAGGGATACGGAATCCCACAGAGACCCCCTTCTGGAAAGCAGCATGACGGGTTTTCCAACGTTGATGCCGTCAATCGGAATCCTCGCTACGGGGACATAGGCGGTTGAGGCTCCTCCCAGAATCGACCCCGCCGGGACAGTCGGGTCGGATGGGTTGCTCTCGACCGAAGCGCCACTGAGAACGACGAAGGAGATGCTTTCTATGTTCTGTCCGTCACGACTGTATTTTATGCACAGCAGGTCGTTTCGTTTCTTCCCGGTCACACCGCTGGAGACCTTGACCGTCTCGGCGGCCGTCACGCGCGCGAACCGTCCTTCCAACACCATGTTCATCACAGGCACGGAAATCGTGTTGGAATCCTTCATCACGACATTCGGGAAAGACCCATCCGCGGTTGGGAGAAGATAGTTCCCTGCGCCGAAGACCGCGGCCTGCATGGCGCCCATGTCGCCACTGGTCACGTGGTTCGTGCCGGCTTTTCCGGTCAGCAGATTCATCGACATTTCTCATCCTTTCAGTTGATCGCGGCGAGTTCGTAGTCTGTTTCGGTGACGCCGTTGGAGATTTTGAGGATTTTCTTCTGGATTTCGGCTGTGCATTTGATGCCGTGCTCGGCGTCGATGCCGGTGAGCCTGTCTCCGAGCTGCGCGTCGAGCGTGGTGCTTGTCGTCGCTTTGATTTCCGATTTGGTTTGCAGGTCGGCGAGTTTTTTGGTTCCGTCCTTGCGGAGTTCGTCGATCGTCGCGTTGGTATAATCGTAGATTTCGGCATGTTCTTCGAGTCCTGTGAACGTTTGCTTTTCACTGATGTTGCCGGACTTGTCCGCGTATAGGTCGAGACGGAGTCTCGCGTGGAGTTCCCCGGATCCGAGGCAGATGAGGTGGTTGACCGCATGCGCCTTGTTTGTGATGGTGAAGTCCATGATGGTTGGGTCGGTGACACCGCCGTATGAGGTGATCGGCTCACATCCAAGCAGGACGGTCCTGCCAGTGGATGTGAAGGTCGGCCTCATATTGATGGTGGCGAGCATTTTGCGTAGGCCATCGTATGCGTCGCAGTATCTGTCGAACTGGTAGTTGACGGCGCCGTCGCAGACTCCGGCCGTGAAGGCCTGTCCGAGTCCGATGCGGTTGATGAGCCATGGGATGGCGTCCTTGACCTGCCCTTTGTATTTGAGATAGTCCTGTCCGCTATCGGGTTGGAGGATCTTCGACGCCAGGAGTCCGGTCCAGGTGCGTCCGAGGAGCGATACTGTGCCGGTTCCGTCGACGACGTCGGTCCTGACGCTGTCGACGATTCCTCCCCATTCCGTGCCGAGGATGTGGATCATGCTGCCGATTCCCGCGCCTGACGGCGTTTTTGGGAGGGTGAGGGTGAAGTCGTTCTCCGCGTCGTCGCAGTAGCCGCAGGCCATGTCCAGGGTGAAGTCGTCGTAGACGGCGATCGGGCTCATGGATTTGTCGGTGACGGTCAGTTCCACGGTGGTTCGCCCCGCATTTCGCATTGTGTGACGTCGAATTCGAATCCGCCGTTGCTGGATACCTGCATGTCTCCGGACGGCAATTGTTGGAAGCAGTACGTTCCACTGTCGACGCCGGTGCCGAGTTTCGCGTCCTTGAGCCTGTTCGATGTTCCGCCGTAAGCGTCGATCAGCGTGACCGTCTTCGGCGATGCGGCGCCGTCGATGACCAGTCTGCTGCCGGCGGGCACGTCGCAGTCGACCTCGTATCTGTTCGCTCCGATGGTGATGGCCGGATTGCTGGCCGGACCGAAGACAGTCAGTCTGACGGGCGTCTCCGCCCGTGATTCGTTGCGCAGCGTCCTGCTTGGCGGCATGCCCGCATAGTCGTGCGGATAGTCGAAAGGCATGTCGAGCGTGGATGTGTCGTCGGACTGGCTGAACCTGTAATGCGTGTTCGTCTCATGCCGCCAGACGCCTTCGACGAGGATCACGGACCATGTGACGTTCACGATGGCCGGATAGATGTCCCCCGGTTCCGCTTTGGCGACGTATGCCTTCGCCGTCCACCCGTCGTCCGAGGAGAGCGTTCCAGGGACTCCGTTGGAAAGGTCGGCTTCGAAGATGGAGTGCATGAGGTCGATGGATTCCAGCGAACCGATCACCTTGCCGGTGACCTCCACCGATTTCGCGGCGCGGTGCAGTCCGGTGACCGTTTTCTCGCCTAGCGTGTACTTCCATTCGAAACCACGGAGTTTCGGCACGGTGCCGAAATACACGTGTCCGTCCGACCCGTCGAGCGAAACGCTCTCGCCGGTGGCGGAGCACGTGTATGTCAGGCTTCTCATCGTCTCACCTCGTCAGTTCGATGATTTTTCTTCTCATGTCGCGGTCGCTGATGCGTGGAGCGTATTCGGAGATGATCGGTCCCATCTGCGTCAGGATCTGTTCGAGCAGGTTCTCGATGCGTTCGGTCGAGATTCCGTTCCCGTCGCGCAGTGGCGTCACCCTGCTCGCGGCGGGGAGGTCCAACAGTTCCGGACCGTTCTCGCCGACCAGGGTGACGCCACGGCGTGTGACTTCCCCGCCGTCCTTCAATCCGGGCACGACGCCGCCGTCAGCGTAGCCGCCGGCGCGGTTCATGCCGGCGAGTGACCCGTAACGGTGGATGGCGTAATTGCATCCGGCGTAGATGTTGGCCAGCGGGTCGGTGATGCCACGCGACCTGTAGGGGCCGGCGTATGCGTTGAACGTGCCTGGGATGGTCTGCATCAGACCTTGTGACGGCTGGCCGGCCTTGGCGTTGGAATCCCAGTTGTTGATGGCGTTCGGATTGCCGCCGGACTCCTGGTTCATGCGCCGAAGGACAGTGTCGGCCCAGCTTGCGGGCTGCCCGAGTTCCTTGAGCACCTGCAGGACGAGGCTGCGCCACCGTTCCACTCCGCCGCCGACCGACCCGTGGTATTGGCCGGATTCCGACTTGCTGGTCCATTTGGACGTCAGGTCGGACGCGACCGATTTGACCTTGTTGACAAGCGCCGTGGCGGCGTTCACGGGCAGGTGGCCGACCATCTGGCCGAACCGTCCTCCGCTGATTCCCGCTACCTGTGTTTTCACGGGAGTGAGGATCTTCGACGTGACCCATTCGACCGGGTTCTTGACGAACGCCTGAGCCGTCTGGGACAGGTCCTCGATGAATTTCTTCGTGCCGGCCACCGCTTTCCCGACGGCCTTGCCGACCTTGGAGGAGATGCCGCCCTTGGCGAACCGTTGGACGTCGAGTCCCATGTCCTCGCGGACGGCCCGGACGCCCTGATGGCGTGCCATGGAGTTCCACCGATGGACGTTCTCGGCGCCGACGGCCTTGGTCCATTCGGGTACCATCCACGCCTCGCCGGGCGAGGTCATGGCCGGTATCGAGTCGACGCCGGGAGCGTAGCCTGGGTTGACTCCGCCGACGGTGCCGCCGCTGGCGAATTTCACGTCGGGAAGGGTGAGTTTCAGGCCGACGGCGCCGGCCACTGAATTCCAGACTTTCTTGATGCCTTTCGTGTACACCGTGTCGACGATGAATTTCACGGGGCTTTTGGCGGCGTCCTTGACCTTGTCCCAGCTTTCCTTGATCCAATCCTTGGTGGATTGGAACGTGTTGCCGATACTGTCCAAGGCGTTCCCGATCGGTGTTTTGACGTGCTGGTCGAACCAGTCGCCGACGGCGCCGAAGATGCCGGTGATTTTGTCTTTCGCGGACTGGAAAAGATTACCGAAATCATCAGGGATGCTAGTGAAGAAATCAATGATAGACGTTGGAGTGAGTCCCAGCCAGTCGACCAGCGCCTGCCATTTCTGCTGGATCCAATCACCGGCGGAGCCGAAGAAACCACTGATCGCATC